GCATAACCGGTAACAACGAAGTGACCTTCAAGATCACTACCAAGGGTCGCAAACCAGATGCAAAATACGGCATAGCCGATTTCGCTTATCTGAATCTGCTTGACGATCTGGGGCTCGACGAAGCAGACATTCCGAAGCAGGCCACTTGCGACCTGCAATTCGAAATTAATAGCAATGGCTTCTATGACATCAGTCATATCTCCATTGACTAACAGCAAAAAACTAGGGCAGTCAGCATCCGCTGGCTGCCCTTTCTTTTTGCTCCGAGTCTCATTGATATAACCTCTACTGCCACACAGAATCCGTTATCTAGACTCTCAGGGATCAAGGGCTCGCACACTCACCCTTCGACCTCCTGAACCGTTACTAGATTCCGAATCCAGTGCGTCCTCCGTTCTATACCAATGACACTCAGTCAGTTGCGAAACTCGACACCGACGACGGTATCGACTTTGCATCTGACTATAGCCGATTCCGAGTACTATCACTAGTAGTACCCCCCACCCTCTGGGCGGTACCACTATCACTACCACTCGCAATCGACTATCAATCACAGAAATTAGAAGGGATCCCTTGGTTCGGCATGATTTACCGGGCTTTTTTGGCGCTAACTCGTCAGATTTTCACGTTTAAGAGCCGAAACCTATGATCCAGCGCTTTATATCATGCAAAAAGCCCATCCGGTGGTGCGGGGGGTACCAAAAAGGTACTATGTCCGTAAATGAGGACTCCTTTGCTCGTGATTTTACTCAGCCTGTGCGGATGCGAAATACATAAGCATCAACATTACTGGTATCACCAGGAGCATAATATCAGAATGGTGCCCCCCGAAGAAAATCCAATCCATGTCGAACCAACAAATCACTAGACTCAGAGAAGACGTTCACCGATTCATACACGATTCGGACTTCGAAATGGCTATGGGGGCTCTCCGAGAAGGGCTCGGAGCCATGCACACAGTCCGAAAAAGCCGCGACGACGGCCAACGAGGCGTGGAATACGTCGAACGACCTTCGCACACGGTCCGAATAGCGGCGGCCAAGCTCATGCTTGAATACGGATTCGGCAAACCGGCCACCCGCGCGGAGATAAATATCAACGACAACAGCGCAAAAACGGTCTCCCCGGCCGAAATCATGTCCCGATTCCGCTCATCCGGCATGGATTTGAATCAAATCGTGGACGTTTACGCGGAATCCGTCGAAAAACAACCTTTGGAGCTCGAAAATGAATCCTGAGCAGATGAGTTATAACGAGTTCCTCGACGGTGCGTATAGAGGTGACATAAATGCCATGAAAGGCGTCAAGGAAAAGGCGCTTCGGATTAAAAAAGCTCGGAATATGTACGGTGAGGCCCGAAATCAGGGCAGAGATGGCATGCATCTTGTAAATAAAGTTGTGGAAAACCGAGCCGCTTCCGGAGGCAAGTGGAACTGGCCTACGGACGAGTACGAAGTCATGTCGGCACCTGCTTTTAGCGCATGGCGCACCTCCGATCCGAACTATAAGAAGATGATGGGGTTGAATGAGCAGTCGAAAGATCCGCAGTTCCAAATGGCTTACGAAGTCGCCAACGAGGAATTTCCCGCCCACCTGAGCAAATTCAAAGATGCCGACCATTACTACGCCCCGAAAGGAGTATCCAAGACCCCCGCCTGGGTTTCGGCTAAAGGCATGCGACATTTGGGCGATCACGGGGGGCATAAGTTTTACACCACCAAACCCGGAACCGGAGTAAACCCTGCTGCCAACATGAAAGCGGGGAGTAATTGATGAAAAGACCCGAAGAAATGTTTGAACACGAGCTTTCCGCGGTTTTTGTCCGCTGGTGGGAGGAATCTGATCTCGACGAGCTCCAAATGTCCCAAATCGCCATCGATGTTATCGAGCGATTTTGCGACACGACCGTCGAATTCGACGCCGACTTCCATTTGGACGAGATGGAGGAGCAGAACAATTTAGGATACGAGGACGAGCAGGACATTGAATAGCCACCCCCGACAATTTATAGAAAAGGGCTTTGTGTGTTGCGAAGTCGGCGTATGGAAGGGGGATCTTTCCGAGACTCTTCTCAAAAGAGAACCGTCCGAACTCCATTTGGTCGACCCCTGGGCCCACCGGGACCGGCCAGGCATGTGGTATAGCATAGGCCAGGCGGGTATGGACACCGTACATAAGTCCGTAGTCGAAAGATTCAAGGACGAGCCGGCGGTAAAAATCCACAGAATACCCTCGCTCGAGACCGACTTCCCACCAAACACCTTCGACTGGGTATATATCGACGGCGACCATGATTATCCCGCCGTCCTGAAAGACCTCGAGCATTTTTACCCGATGGTCAAACCCGGGGGTTACCTGTGCGGTGACGATTACGGATGGGATCGGGGAGGAGCGGACGGGGGTCCCAAGCGTGCGGTTGACGAGTTTGTAGAGAAACGGGGGCTTGAACTCCTCCTCATGAAAAGTTCGCAATTTTTGATTAGAAAAGAATGACCGACCAGGACCAGCAGCTCGCTGACCTCATACGCCTCGACCCGGAAGTCTGGTTCGGCACGTTTGGGGTCATCAAGGACAAACGGGGCAAGGACATCAAGCCCGTACCGAATATTTTGCAGAAGCGAATGTTCGAACACTACAGAAAGTGTCAGATCGAGGGGCTCCCCTGCAAGATGATCATCCTGAAACCCCGGCAGAAGGGTGCGAGCACATGCGCCCAAGCTCTGACATACCACCATATGAGGAAGCACGACAACCTGAACGGCTCTCTTATGGGTGACATCAGCGGTACTTCGGACAAGGTTTTCGAGATATACCGCCGGTACGCGGAGAATGACCTTTTTCCGTGGGACGAAAGCGGAGGGTCGTTGGCCGATGGCGGGAGTCTGGCGGATTTGATCAAGCTCAAGAGCAAGAGCGCATACGGTAAGGAAACCGCCGGATCCAAGAATGCCGGTCGATCCGGTACCATTCAGGTTGGTAACATGACGGAGGTTGCATTTTGGCCCATGGCCGGGGAGAGAGACCCTGCACTGGGATATTTGCAGTCCTTGTACGACGGTGACAATGTTTCGCTCGTCGTTGCCGACTCTACGCCTAACGGCCCTGCCGGTTGGTTTTATCGTACCTGGGTCCAGGATAACGAATGGGCCAAGATATTTGCCGCCTGGTTCGAGTTCGACGACTCCGTTATTCCTTTCAAATCTGAAGACGAACTTCAGAATTTCAAGGATTCTTTGACCGATGACGAGAAGTCCGAGATGGAACGTTTTGAAGTCAGCTGGGAGAATATGCATTGGAGACGCCGTACGCTTCAGGACAAATGTAACGGAGATATCAGCAAATTTCGCCAGGAGTATCCGTCCGATCCCGAGGAATGTTTCTTAATGTCCTCCCGCCCTCGTTTTCACATTGGAAATCTCGATCAAATGACGAAATGGGCCAAGGATCAGAAGTACATAATGGGAACGATTGGCATTCAGACCGACGAAAAAACCGCCAGTTTCAAGCCCGATAGGGGAGGGAATTGGAAAATTTACGAGGAACCCGAGCACGATTCGAAATATTTGGTCTCCGTGGATACCTGCACCGGTGAGGACCAGCAAATGCAGGGTCTGGCCGCCGATCCCGATTTCCATTCCGTCCAGGTTTGGAAGGCCCCGTACGAGGATTGGCACCAAAATTGGCATGTCCCGCGTCTTGTCGCTTTGCATCACAGCCGATTGGACATTGGCGTGCTTGCCCAGGAGGTCGAGGGGATCGCTCGCTGGTATGGCAATGCATTCATCATCCCGGAAGTGAACAATTCCGGGCTCGCGTTGTTAAAATACCTGCTCGAGTCCGGCCTAACCGTCTATCGACGCCGAAAATACAACGATTCGAGCGGAATGGTGGAAAAGAGCTTCGGATGGAGCACTGACAAGATCACGCGCAAGACGATCATCGATCACATGGCCGCCCAATTGGTCGAGGAAAATTTCGATATTCCCGACGTTGACGTGCTCAAGGAGATGAAAACCTTCGTAATTGACGAACGGGGTAAGCCCACTGCCGCGCCCGGCCACCATGACGACCATGTTCTGGCCGCCGCCATCGCATTGTATAACATTGACAGCGCATCTGCGTACAAGACCCCCCGAAAGAAACAAATTACTAACCGCATGCTCCGCAAGAATCCGGCCCTCATGTGCCCCGACGGGTTCATGCGTGTCCCTTTAGGTGCTATTAAGAAGAATTACAAGCGGTTGAGACCGTAAACCCCCGAATCTAGGATTTCCGCTATGGCCAAAACAACAAGAGGTAACTTCTTTAAGGATGAGACCAATAAACGGATGGATGATCTCTTTTTCGGGTACGAGAAAGACGACGCACCTATAACCAAGTTCGGGAAGTGGGTAGGTTCCGGCATTCAGCGACCCATAACCAACGCCTTTTGGGATCTCGGAGAAATTGGAAATTGGACTTTTGGCGGCGATAATCGCGACCCCCGGGTCTACTACCCGCCCGATTCGGAAAACCCCGCCCCCCAAAACCTTCTCGGCAAAACCGCAAACATAGGACTGACTGCCGCGGGCGGAGGAGTTGGCAAAGAACTTATAAAAAAAGGGGTTGGGCCACACCTGAAGAAGGCCTACGACTATTTTACTAAGACGAATAAGAAGAAGAAGCCTACCCCCAAGAAGCCCGCCGCTGAGAAGAAAACTCTAGCCCAACCGGCCGGCCAATCCAAAGGCGCGGGCGCGAGCTATCCATCCGGACGGAGTGCCCCCAAACCGGCGGGTACCAAGACGCCCACCGCCACCAAGAAGCCCACCGCCACCAAGAAGCCCGACGCCAAGAAGCCCGACGCCAAGAAGCCCGACGCCAAGACCAAAGACGACAAGGGTTTTGTGGCAAGAAACCCCATTAAAACTGCGGTTGGTTTAGCTGGGGCGGGAGCTGTCGGCAAAGCCTACACGGACTACCAAAAAAGCCAGGAGGAGCAAGTCAAGGATCAGGCCATCGATAAGGAGGTAAACGAGTATGTTAATGACTTGTATTCCGAAGTCGATGCTGCCGAAGCCGCAAAAGCCGAAGCCGCAAAAGCCGCCGAAGCCAAGCCAGAGGCCGATCCGCAAAAGAAGACTTTAGAAGAACCCGACAAAGGCCTTTCAGACGCAACTCGCACCCGTGTGATCGCCCGCGATCGCGACCCATCCTTCATGAAACCACGTGCTGGTGGCAGCGGCAGCTTGATGTTCGATTTGGAATCCGCCCGCCGGGATGCCGATGCTGATTACCAGGCCGACCTGGAAGCGAGAGAGTTAAGAAACACCCAGCGTAGAGAACACGAAGCCGGAATGTACGAACGCAAATACCGAGATGCTTGGGAGAATTCCAGAACCGGTCGTATCGACGGCCGGAAATGGGACCAGCTTCCGGAGGGGGAGAAGAGAAAAAATCGGGAGCTTTTTGAACAATGGCTCGCCCCCAAAAAGCCTGAAGAAGAAACTGTCCAAGAGGGAACAATCCAAGGACAAGGATTCGAGCACACACCCCCCGCACTTGAAGAGGGGCAGGTACCCGCCGCAGGGTCTTCCAGGCCCCCCGAGGGCAATACTCCGACCCCCGAAGACGCGGGAATGAAAAGAGTCCCGCCACCTCCAGCGGCTACAATGAGCGAGCCAGCTCCAGCTGAAGGACTCAGCCCGGAAGTAGTTGAGGCCGTAAAAAACCTTCCGCCCAAATATCAACCGGACGTATTAAAAAAGCCCGAAACAACATTGGAGGAGCCTGTCGAAGAATACGACCCGGGCGTGCAGATCCCATCGCAAGGACTCAGCCCGGAAGTAATTGAGGCCGTAAGAAATTTACCACCCAGATTTCAACCGAACGTACCATTACCAGATCCAGCACCAGCTCCAATTCCAGACGGTCCGGATGTGGGTGAATTCCAGTCACGACCATGGCAACCCCGCACTCCAGTGGAGTATCCGGAACACTTTGTCGGGGGGACCCCCGGGCAGGACGCGGTCGTAGATATCGCGAACAATTTCGGCGCTCAAAACCCCCCTACGACACAGCCCGCCCCCATTCCGAAACTTTCGGACAACCGCCTGTCCGAAGGTCGTCACGGCACTAGAACCGTAATCCCACCAGTTGACTACGACCCAACGGCCGGACTACCTCCA